GAACTGCTTCCCAATCTGCAAAAGCGTCTAAAGGATCGCTGTCGCCTAATAACGCAGGAACACTAAAAGCGGATGCGGGTAACAAACCCTGCACTGGTCCTGAAATAGAAGTAAGGCCTGGATTATCTAGAAGGTTTTTAGTACGAGCTTCTTGCTCTTCTAATACGGCTATGCTTCGTTCTGCTCTTCGACGTTGTGCGGCGATCTCTCTTTGCTCGCCCCGCTGTTGGCGTTCTTCAATTATTCTATCTAGCTGGATAGCTTCATTCTTTAGCTGAATTTCTCGTTGTTTTTGCCGCGCAGGGATATTTGGTGCAAGAATTACCCCGTCGTTGGGATCGTTAAGCCGCCGCAAAATGTCAGGATCAGTAACAGGTTGTCTTGTACTCATTTTAAATCACCTTATTCAACAGAGACCCATCCTTGATTATTAGTATACTCATATACTTTACCATCAATTCGTTTAAGTTTTCCTGGATACAAATTACCTCTAATATCTTGAGGAACGCCCGTAACTTCTAGTAAGTCTGAAGTTGTTATTTGACGCTCACTGTATGGATTTCGCATAAACTCTATATCCTCTTCTCTGCCAAAGTTTTTTTCTATCCACTGCATATTTTGTATAAAAGCCGTTGGATCATTTGTTGAACCAAATGCTGAAGCAGCTATCTGTACCCGCTCGTCTAATGGTAATGATAAGTACGTTCTTTTAAGAGCAGGGTCCGTAATACGCTCAGCAAAAATCTCAGATGCCTCTTGTCGCGCTTTACGGTCGCTTCGATCTCTTACTAACTGTTCAAGCGCAACTTGATTCTGTAATTGCTGAAACCGTTGCTGTATTGGGGCTTGTATAGCTTGTTCAGGTGTTAAGCCAGCGCGGCGTCCGCTGCGTGTAGCAGAACGCAACAGACCTGATAGGGCCATGAGTTTGTCGCCCGTTGAAAGTCCGCTTAAATCACCACCAATTAAACGGGTCATTTCCGCTAAACTGTTTGGTGATAAAGCGCCTGACTGTGCAGCGGCTTGTGGCGCAGGGGAGGCGACGTTTGGTGCAGATGGTGCTGGTCCAAATAATTGACGAAACATATTCATTTACCCCTAAAAAAGGCCAGGGAAGAGTCTATTCAACCCGCCTAATATACCGATTGTGTTTGCAGCGCCGCCTAAGAACCCATCACCGGGTTGTGTAGCTGTTTGTGTAGATGACGTGATAGCGGGAAGACCTGTTAATCCTGACTGTAGAATACGCAACTGTTCGACAGGATAACCACGCTGTTCGAGGAAATCACGATATGCAAGATCAAGGTTGCCTTGAGCCATCTGGCGTTGCTGTTGGCCTACGCCGCTTAACAATCCAGCGTAAGCCTGCTCTTGTGCAAGAGCTTGTGGCGCTAAGGCCGCAAGCTGACTAGACGCAGCTAGTTGCTGGCTAGGTAAACCCGAAGCTAAGGAAGCGGCTTGTCCGTAACCTTGCTGGTATAGGTTTGCTAAAGTCTGCGCTGTGTTTAGATCTTCTTGCGCTGCAAGCTGTGCTTCATACACACCGCGACGGGTGTTACCGAAAGCTCCTGCTCTAGCGAGGTTTGCCTGTGTAGCCGCTTCGCGTTCTGCACGAGCCTGTGAAAGACGAGCCATGGTGGCATCAATAACATTCTGCTGATACGGTGACATGAACCCTGCGACGTTCTGTTGGAACTGTTCAGGTCCATAACCCGCAGCGCGTTGTGCAGCTTGGGTCGCCCCCGCTAACTGTTGCGAACCAACACGGTTGGCTGCGGCTTGGCCGAGTATGTCGAACGCTTGTTGTTCGGCGGGACGGAACCCTGCAATACGCGGGCCGCCGTATGGCTGGTAGGGTAGAGACGCGACTTGCCGTGCAGCTAGTACGTTACTCTGCAATGCTTCCCGAATAAATGGGTCCAAAGTTTGTTGAGTTTGAACAGTTGATGTTTGATCGCCACCGCCAAATATATCAGACATACCTATAATTCCTTATTCACCGTAGTGCATCGGTATTTTGCGCCTCGGCTCTCTAATACTCGCGTCCAACCCTTTCTACCCGAAATTGAAAGAGATGCACACCCCGTTGCCTTAGCATAAATTTCAACACAATCCCACATATCTAGTAGTTCTTCTAGTTTTCCACCCGCTAAAAACACATGAAGTTGTTTTTTCTTAGGGTAAGTCTGTGTGACTGTAACCGCTGCACTTTCTTTACCAGGCCAAAGCAGAAACGTCCCTGCTTTGATACCTTCCCACACGTCATCAATATCGTGCGTATTACTTGAACGCTTTATCGCGCTTTCTATCCAAGGCTTACACCGTTCAAATTCTTGTTCTAAACTCATAGTTATTGATGTAATTGATCTATATAAACCGTACAAGCAGGAGATGCAGGCGCGAAAGAAGTAGCCGCTGTCGGCGCTAAACTAACATCTGTGCTGTCAGACGCCCAATATAACTCTAAGTAATCATTGGCCGATAGCGATATTCTATCTGTTCTTGCTAAAGTTTGGTATTCTGTGTTGGCGTGTAGAGTTCGAACAAACGAACTGTTAGCTACATCTGTTCCGTTTTTACGCCACCAAAAATACAAAGTCTTGTCGCTTGCGGATCCTGATAAAAACTGAAACTTAGCAAAACACTTATACAAACCCGCATACGTCACAACGATACGCGAGGCGGGTGTGCCTAACGCTATGTTCTGCGTAATAATAGAAGTAGTAAGAGGTATAGATTCCGCAGTGTTGGCTGTTGATATAGACAAAGAGGTTGTACGATGAAACTCGCCGCGACCAGGTGCTTGTATATACCGTGTTGTTTCGAGGTTTGTTAGAATAAGATCGGCAGGGTCGTCTATGCGTACATCTTGACCACGCTTATAGTTCTGGCTGTCGGCTTGTTCGATAAGCCGGTTACGCTGGTTCTCCTGCGTCGCCAGATAGTCTTGCGGTGGTACGGGGAGTTTCATCTACGTCCACCAGGCGCAGCGTTTAGTCGCATAGCCCCTACACGCCAGTCCGTATTGGCTGTAGCCGTTAGGCGCATATTTACTTGACGACCGTTAAATCGAACAGACGTAGGATTCGTCATAGAATAAGGCCCGTAGGAACGCTGTGTAGAGTTAGGGTAGTAGCGCGAATAAAACGTGGCGGTGACATCACCTTGATTTCGTTCGTCAGGAATAAGCTCATTAACATAATAGATATTGTCGCCGTTACCAATTTGTATCGGCCCACTTTCAACAAAGACACTATCTCCATCATGGTTCGTACCAAATTCGTGATCGTATAGAATACCGTTAGCACCAATAAAGATAGGGTTACTATAAACGCCGCGATCTGTACCAGCAAAACGAGCCATAGATCCGATAGTCCAATAGTTGTCGGCGTAGTTCCAGACAACGTACTTGTCGTTTTCTTGAGAACTAGCAGACGGATAGAACCACCACACTTCATTGAACTGTGAATTGTTTATCGCGTAAACCTTACTTAACTGTGCCGTGTTTATATCTGTAAACACATGACCTGATACTTCGCAAGGTAAAGGTTTAATATACCCGTCATAGGTAAAGAACCCGCGTGTACTCATCCACACAGCGAAGTTATCTTGCACGGCAATCGCGTTAGGACCAGGCACACCGCAAGCACGACCTACATATTCGGCTTGATACACAAACGGCTGACCGACGTAAGAAATAACGTGTGCGTCAATGTCTGTTAATACAAGGATCTGACCGCGTACCCGTTTAGCGACAATAATCTCGCCACCCGTTTGTAGATCTAAACTACCCGCTAAGTTAGTAGAAGATGGCGTCCACGTTGTATTGTCTTCAAGATCAGACCAGCTAACGCGGCGAGGATTACCACCCGCACCTAACGCAAACAAAGAACGCTCATTAGAAACTAATATAGCGGTGTTGCCTGTTGGTGCGTTTGTTACTTGAGCAGCAGGCGTAGCGGTGTTTAGTTGCCATTCATAGATTTTACCGTCAAAGTTTGAGCAACCTACTAAATATTCACCCCATGTATCTAAAGTCCATGTAGTCGCAGGAGTGACTGTTCCTACGTCTGCACGAGGAGAACCGTAGTATTCTGAACCATATACACCTGTACCATATCCACCGCCTACCGTGGCATCTGCATTACCCGCACTAAATCCAACAGGGGTTATATCGTAGACAATAGAAGACTGTGTGGTGTTATATAACTTAGAATGTGTACCAACTGCGATCTGACGAGCGCCATTATTGTCGCGCCATGCGAGCATCGAGCGAGGCATACCTGTAAGCGTTGTCGTTGTGCGCGCTTGCCAACCTCCCACAGGCCGTGTGATGCCTTCAACCCAACGTACAAGGTTTGCATCGAACCAACGCCCTGCGGCATCTAGTTCTGTTCCGTTCTTGTATACGCCTGGTGGCAATTTAATGGGAAGAAGTGTCATACGAGCTACCTATGTTTCAATACTGCCTTATACCAGTTTTATTCTGTTTTTACAGCCGCTAGCCATGCGTCAATCGTTAGACGATGTTTCGTGCTGCACTCCATGTACTTCGCTATCAACTGGCTCTCCCATATCGCTCTTTCTGGATCTATCAAGGGAACTGGTGGATTGTCCAGTAGACGGCACGTCGTTGAGAGGTTTGCCGGTGGCACTGGCGTTGGCTGCACGGATACCGCTTTCGAGCACGCGGACAACATTATCAGGAGCAGCGCAGCTAACAGGGGGAGCAGGAACGTCCCTGTAGATGGTACGGATATCCGTTCGTCTAGAGGATGCCAGTCCATCGGCTTGATTTCTCGCGGCTTCGTAATCTCGTGATTTTTCATCCAAGGCATCTTGCATCCTTTCACGCTGTTCTTGAGCCTGTTCCAGAGCTTTTGCATACGCCGCCTCGCATTTCCAATCTGCTACCTTATAACCCGCAATCGTACCAAATAGCAAAGCCCCCGCAGTAGCATACATTGTTATGGGTGAAGGAAGGGGTAACATTACTTATCCTTAGAATTCCAGAGGTCAAACAGGGCCTTAATTTTTTCTTCTGCCACCCCGATGCGAACCTCCATTTTTGCAAGCACGATCACTAGGGTGATAAACCCCAAACCGACTGGCCACAAGGCCCCTATCATCCCTGCAATCTCAGCCATCAGGTTCAGTCTTAGACTTAGCTGCGATACCTGCACCGCCAGCCGCTAACACTGCACCAGCACCTACACCCCACATACTAGGGTCAAATACCTGTCCATTATAGATTGCATAGATCGAGGCACCACAAAACACTAAAGACATCTTGGCCCACAATACGCGGCCTAAATCTATGGTGCTGTTATCTTTTCCTGTAAAAGCCGATTTTATCGCGTTCCACATTGTCAACGATCCACTGTTCTAATTTATAAAGAATACACCATACTGTAATAAAAAATAATACCCATATGGACCCCGTAAAGATGTAAAATAACGCAGCCCAAATAGTCGCTAATTTCACAACGGATAATGGCTCCACTTTAGTTCCCAATGTGGTCCATCTTTGAAAGTCTTCCAGTCACCACCCCACTGAAGACGAACATTTTCTACGGTAGCCGCAGCTTTTACAACATCTGCAAGTTTGTAATATAAAGGCCACTCCCAAGATACTTGACCCCCAACTATCGGCGCGATGTCTACAGCATGGCCTGTAAGATGCCTACTGTTCATAGTTTTTGTAGCACCCTGGTCGAACAGTTGATGTTGGCGTTCGAGAGTACGAACACCTTCGAGAACCGTAAAGTCGATAGGGGTAGAGGCTATAGCCATGTCTAGCACTCTGCGTAGATCAGGATGAATACCTTCTAATCTTTTAAGCGAACGAGATCCGAATGAAAAAGCCATAAGTTAATCTATCCATGCTAGTATCATATTCCAAAGCGACGCGCCGCCTGCCGCAGCCGCTAAAGCTACACCGATTAAAATACCGCTGCCTTTGCTTTTGAGATGTTGTAAGTCCGCGACATCTTTAGCGTGAGCTTCGCATAACGCATCCACCCGCTCTTCAACCCGTTCGAGAATGGCTTCTATCTTAGCAAGGCGCTCCCCATCGGTCATGACATTACCAAGGAAGTCCAGTTTCAACTACGGGAGTTTTTGATTCCGTAATTTGCCGTGCGATGTTTGCCTCTATCGATGCTACTTCTTCATCGCCTAGAGCCGCCTTTGTCCAAGCAATCGCATCTGCTTCGGTAATATCGGCATAGGCCGTAAAGTTATCAGGGTCTGCGTCACCAAATGATGCCGTTCCGTATGAGCCGCCTGTATGCTCTACGTCCCCAACTGTTTCACTATCACTAGCTCTCCAGTGGGCGCAAAATACAACGTCATCTAGCCCATCTTTGCTAGGATGTCTGTCTAGCTGCGATATAGTCCATGTAACTGCCATTATTCACTTCCTTCAAAGGTTATCGTGGTTGCACTTGTTTCCAGCTCTGCAACCCTCTTTCTAAGGGATTGCACTTCTTTTACCAACATTGGCACCAACTTGCTATAGTCGACTGCCATCATCTCGTCGCCTTCAGGCTCGCCAGTAACCGCTTCAGGTGCGACTTCGATTAGCTCTTGGGCCACCATCCCATAGCGTTGATGGTCCCCGCCATCTTTCCAGTCAAACTTGCGGACTTGTATGCCATCAATCACTTCAGCCGCATCGTCTGCGTTTGCAATGTTTGTTTTTAATCTCGCATCGGATGAGGTATTATATGAAGTGGTTGTGCCACTTGTTCCGATATAACCAACACGACCATTGTCATTGAAGAAACTGACTTGTGACGTTGTGCCAGTTCCCGCAATCTTAGTCGCTAGGCCACCTAGAAACTGTGCTTTAAGGAAGGATACGCTGTCAAAAGTGCTTGTGGTACCGAGAAGCAACTTACCAGTGCTATCTACCCTAACTCTCTCTGCTGAAGCAGTCCCAAGAGCTAAAGTGTTACTAGCTGGTCTTGAAATAAACGCACCCGCGCTTGGTGTTCCACTGCTATTGGCTGTTAGCAAATAGGCATCTTGCGTAGCAATTTGACCATTTACATCAAGGGTGTAAGAGGGCGAGGAGTCGTTAATGCCCACGTTACCAGTTTCATCTATCCTTAAACGCTCTGCCCTGTTCGAGCTTGTAGTGGTCGCCGTAGTAAATGTCAGAGCATAAGACGCTCCAGTTGCAGAGGTTGACACAGCATTGATTGCCGCACCTATTCCGTCTGAGAATGTGCCAGTAAACGAGCCATCATTGGTGACAAAGTTTAGCTCGCCTATCTTATCGCCTGTCGTTTTAGCGCCAGAGTCACTTATGGATAAAGCCGTAATTCCAGAGGTTATTGTAGCGGGTGAGTCAGTTCCGATGCCCACATTTCCGCTGCTGTCGATCCTCATACGTTCGGTGCCGCCGCACTGCCAAACGTGTTGAGCATCAGCAAAAAGTCCAGCGTTGTAAGTAACACCATTATCGCTAGTGCTAGCAGAGGTGAAAGTGCTAATCGCAAGACCGCGCCCATCTACATTAGCAAACCTTGCTTGCAGTGAGTTTGCACTGCCGCTTACCCGCAGGCGCGCATCAGGCGACGTAGGGCCGATGCCCACGTTGCCTGTCGCATTATCTATCCGCATACTCTCTGAGCCATCGGACAAGAAAGTTAATGCTGGGCTAGTTTGAGTTTGTTTTATTTCTGTGTAGTTTGAGCCGTTGCCTGTTTCTAGTCTTGCAGAAGTTCCTCCTGCGCCTTTCAAATGTAATTCATTTGCTGGGGACGTAGTGCCGATGCCCACGTTGCCAGCAAAATACCCGTCCCCTGTCCCCTTAACTTGGAATGCGAGCGCGGTCGCGGAGTTGTATCCTTGAAGCAATGAGTTTCCATCCACAGTAACCTGTGC